GAAACTGACACGGAACTTTAGCCTTTCAGAGCTTATAAAATCAGATACAGCCATTAGGCTTGGTATTGATAACAATCCAAATGCGGATCAAATAGAAAAATTAAAACTACTGTGTGAAAATATTTTGCAGCCAGTGCGTGATCACTTTGGTAGGGTCACAGTAACTAGCTGTTTCCGTTCCCCTCAGCTGTGCCTAAAAATAGGTAGCAGTTTAAATTCACAACATACCAAAGCTGAGGCGGTTGATTTTGAGTGTCTAGGCACTAGCAACGCTGAGGTCTTTGATTGGATTAAAGAAAACCTCGAGTGGGATCAAATGATCCTCGAGTTCCACATTCCTGGAGAACCCAACAGCGGGTGGGTTCATTGTTCTTGGGTGGCTGAAAATCCTAGAAAACAATTGTTGAGAGCATACAAAGAAGATGGTAAAACAAAATATAAACCTGTGATAGGAAACGCAACAGACTTATAATTATGAAAAAAAGAGATCCAAAAGTAGGAACAGGAAAAAAACCTAAAGGGTCAGATAGGAGATTATATACTGATGAGAATCCTAGAGATACTGTTAAAATTAAGTTTGCAACTCCTGCTGATGCTCGTGCGACTGTTGCAAAAGTTAAAAAGATATCTAAACCATTTGCGAGAAAAATACAAATCTTAACTGTTATGGAGCAAAGAGCTAAAGTAATGGGTAAAACAGGGGTGGTTAACATTGCAAAAAAAGGTAAAGAATCCATTCGCAAAACTCGTAAGGTCTAGATCATTCGCATCAAAAGTGATAAACTCTAAGAAGTTGTACAACCGCAAAAAGGAGACACATGATCTCAAAGCGGCCGCTAAAAAGGAGGAATAGTGCCATTAAATAAAAAAGGTAAAAAAATTATGGATTCTATGCAGGATCAGTATGGAAAGAAAAAAGGCACTGCTATATTTTATGCCACAAAAAATAAAGGTAAAATAAAAGGTGTCGAAAAAGCAGCTATGGGACGTGCCATGTTTAGTAAAACTACAACTAAAGCTCCAGGTGATGCTCAAAGAGATAAATATATCGGTTCTTATATGAAATCGGAAATAGCAGGAAAAAAAGTAAGTAATGATAGTTTAGTTAATTATTATGGAGATATGTTGAAAGGATTTAAGTTATGACAAAAATTAAAAATAAAGAAGCAGGTGTAGTCTACAAAGATAAAAAAGGGAAAGTAATTTCAAAAGGAGAGGCGATGAAAGCTTTTGATAGAGCGGATGCTGCTGAAAGAAGAGATACAGGTAAAATTACAAAAAGTAAGCCAAAAGTAAAAACTAGAATAATTGATATTTTTAGTAGTTATGGAAAATTACCAAAAAAAGCTTTAACTTTATCTAATGGCGGAGACACTACGATTAAAACTGTTGCTGCAAAATTAAAAAAAGCATCTAAAGCACATGCTGGACAGGCAAAAGCACTTGAAAATGTAATCAAGAAAAAAGGCGGTGGTTTAATGGATTACTATAAGGATATATTATAATGGCAACTTCAGGAACTACAGGATTTGATTTAAATATTGATGATATCATTCAAGAAGCTTATGAAAGATGTTCTATAACTACTAACTCTGGATACGATTTAAAATCAGCTAGAAGATCTTTAAATTTATTATTTGCTGAGTGGGGTAATAGAGGTATTCATTTATGGAAAGTTGAACAAAACGAAAATGCTTTAGTATCAGGACAAGCATCTTATACTGTATCTGCTGATGTTAATGATATTTTAGAAGCATTCATATCTTCAACAGCTGCTGCATCAAATACATCTAATACACAAGATATTTCATTAACAAAAATAGATAGATCAGCTTATGCTGCTATTCCTAATAAATTTGAAACTGGAACTCCATCGCAGTACTATGTGGATAGACAAACAACACCTATTATAAATTTATATCAAACACCAGATTTAAATACATTTACTGTTTTAAAATATTTTGTAATAAAAAGAATAGAAGATGCAGGTGCATATACTGATCAAGCTGATGTAGCTTATAGATTTTTACCATGTATGTGTGCAGGTTTAGCTTATTATCTTTCAATGAAAAAAAGTCCTCAATTAGTTCAACAAAATAAAATGATATATGAGGATGAACTTAAAAGAGCATTAGAAGAAGATGGTCAGAGAGCATCTACTTTTATAACTCCACAATCATTTTATCCAACGAGCATATAATGGGAAAATTTGCAGTAGGTAAATATTCAAAAGCGATATCTGATAGATCAGGTATGGAATTCCCTTATGATGAAATGGTTAAAGAATGGAATGGATCATTAGTACATTACACAGAATTTGAACCTAAACACCCTCAAATTAGAAGGCGTAGAACTACAGCAGATGCAATTGCTTTACAAAATTCAAGGGTTATGAAATTTCAACAACCAGATCAAAAATTTTTAACTGATGGTGACGGCACATTTTCTGATTCAGGAGGAACTCAAGTTCAGGTAATAAATTTAACGCTACCAGGAGTATTTGGATTTGGTGTTTTTTCTCAAGAATTTACAGGTAATGGGATAACTACTTCTATTTCATCTATGGTTCCAGATGACGGATCAAAACAAAATAGACAAAGACAACTAAGTTTAAATGTAGGCAATATAACAGTGAGTATAACATAATGGCTATAACACACGCTAATTTTTTAACACAAGTAAGAAACTACACTGAAGTGGGTAGCACAGTTTTAAGTGATACTTTAATAGATCAGTTTATAAGACACGTGGAGACTGATATTGCAGGTAGAGTTGATTATGACGATTTAAGAAAATATGCTACATCGACCTTTACTGCGGGTAATAGAGCTGTATCTTTACCTGGAGATTTAATAATTATGAGATCTGTAGAGCATATTGACTCTGGAGGTAATAGAACTTTTTTAGAAAAAAAAGACACTAGTTTTATATCTGAATTTAACAGCACAGGAAAACAAGGAACTCCTAAATATTTTGCAAATTTTGATGATTTTAATATAATAGTTGCTCCAACTCCAGCTGCTGCTGATACAGTTCAAATTAATTATATTCAAGATCCACCGCATTTTAATTCATCAACAAATACTTTTATTTCAACTTATCAAGAGGCTATGTTACTTCATGGTGTTTTAGCTGAGTGTTTTAGATTTTTAAAAGGCCCAGACAACCTATACAATCTATATAATTCAAAGTATAATGAAGAAATACAAAATTTTGCTCTACAACAAATGGGCAGAAGAAGACGTGCGGAGTATGATGATGGTGTTCCAAGAATAAAAATACCTTCTGAATCTCCAAACACAACTTATTAATAAGGAGAAAATATGGCTATAACAACAAATGCAATCTGTAATTCTTTTAAAAAAGAATTATTAGAAGGTGCACATAAATTTCAAGCTGCACCAAACGGAAGTACTTACAAACTTGCAATGTTTACAAACGGAGCTACTTTAGGAAAATCAACAACAGGTTATGCAACAAACCCTGGTGGCGGATCAAATACGGAAGTGACTTCACCATCGGGTTATACTGCTGGTGGTAAAGCATTAGTTAACGTAGGAACGTCAGTAGCAACTGATACTGCTATTACTGATTTTCAAGATTTATCTTTCGTTGGAGTAACATTAACGGCAAGAGGTGCACTAATTTATAATACAACTACGTCAGGTGGTACAAATACTACTGATGCAGTTGCAGTTTTAGATTTTGGTGGAGATAAAACAGCAACATCAGGAACTTTTACTATTCAGTTCCCAGCTTTTACTACCTCTGCTGCTATTCTTAGAATTGCGTAAGGTTTATGAATGTCAAATACTTGGGGTGCACTAAGCTGGAATCAAGGTAATTGGGCTGGACAAGGAGATATAACAGCTCAACCAACTGGCTTAGCTACACTCCTAAGTATTGGAGCAACTAATCAAGTCCCTAGTAATGGTTGGGGTAGAAATACCTGGAATGATAATGCTGGTTGGGGGATCGCAGGAACTCTTCAAGCAGTTGGATCAACTGCAACTTTATCCGTTGGTCAAGTTGATGCTGATGGTATAAAAGAAATTGGATGGGGTGGTGATGCATGGAATATAAATGCATGGGGAGAATTACAACCATTTGAACAAGTCACTGGTCAATCTGCAACAACATCTATTGGTAGTGTAGTAGCCTCAATAAGTTTTACTGCTGAAGTAGGTGGATTATCTTTAACAACAACAAACGCAGGAGTTGTTGCAGGAATATCACAATTAATTTTACCTACAGGACAGTCTCTTCAATCCTTTATAGGGACGGAAGTAATAAATATAGGTGTTCCGGTTACAGGAGTATCCGCTTCTACTTCTGTTGGTGCATCTACAGTAGATCCAACTTTCTTAATAGGTGAAGGTTGGGGTAGAGATACATACGGAAATCAAGCTTGGGGAGTAAATTATTCAGCTAAAAATAACACTGGATTATCTTTATCTTCTTCAATTGGATCTGAATCAGTTACGATTGATGTATCTGTATCAGTAACAGGACAATCTTTATCTACGACTTTTGGAACTTTTTCAGTAAAAGTAGATCAAGATTTATCTATTACAGTGGCTGAGCACACAATGAACCTTTCTTTAGGTTCTACTTCACTATCACAAACAACAACAGAAACAGTATCTGGTCAGTCAATGACAAGTTCAACAGGAACTGTGGCTGCTGGATTATTCTTAGATGTGCCTGTAACTGGCATATCAATGACTTCTTCTCTAGGAAGCTTTAGTTTAACACAAACAACAAATGAGTCCTTAACTGGTCAGTCTATGGCTCTATCTTTAGGAAGTATTGTAACACCTCCTCAAGTATTAGTTGGTGTTACAGGGCTTTCTTTAACAACAGCTATGGGTGAAGAATCAACAGTTGGTAATGCTTTAGTAGTGCCTACGGGGCAATCTTTAACATCGTCCATAAATGACGTAAATGTAACCCCATGGCAAGAGATTGATTTAGGAGTGAATAATACATGGAAAGACGCTGCTTAGGCATAGGGTTGATTATATTTATAACATTAAGTAAAATAACAAATTATAGGAGATAAAAAATTATGGCTTCCACCTTTTCGTCAGATTTAAAACTTGAGTTAATGGCTACCGGAGAAAATGCCGGTACATGGGGTGATAAAACAAATACCAATCTTAACTTAGTTCAACAAGCTATAGCAGGTTATCAAGCTATTGATGTTGCATCAGCAGATGTAACTTTAGCGATGACTGATGCTACAATATCAAATGCAAGAAATGCGACTTTAAAATTTACAGGTACATTAGCTGCTAACAGAACAGTAACTTTACCAGATAGTATTGAAAAAGTTTTTAACGTAGTTGATGGAACTGATCATGCAGGTTTTACACTTACTTTTAAAACTGCATCTGGAACTGGTGTGCTTTTATGTGAAGGTAATTGTTATGTTTTATATTCAGATGGAACAAATATTGAAAAAGCAAATGAATATAGAAAATGGAGAACATTAACTGCTGCTGAAACTATACAAGCTGGAGCAAAACTTTTCATAGATACAACAGGTGGAGCGTTTACCGTAACACTACCAGCGTCACCTGCTGTTGGTGACGAAGTTCACTTTATAGATTCAAGATTTAATTTTGATACTGCTGCATTGACTGTAGGTAGAAACAGTTCTAAAATAGCCAATGCAACATCAGATTTAGTTGTAAACACAGAGGGTGCAGGTTTTGGATTAGTTTTTTCTGGTTCAAATGTAGGCTGGACTTATATGGAGAAATAATATGTCAAATTACGAAGCAACAAGATACGATTTTTCTGGAGCAAATCTTACTGGTATCGAAGGTATACCAACAGCAACTATTGTTCCATGGACATCATCTTCTTTACCAAGTGGATTTTTAGAGTGTAATGGAGCAGCTGTTTCAAGATCAACTTATTCTGCGTTATTTGCAATCGTAGGTACGACTTACGGAGCTGGTGATGGTTCATCAACTTTTAACGTACCAAATTTAGCGGACAATGTAGCTGTTTCTAAATCACCTAATAAAGCT